AACAACCCCTGCAATAATAGACTTAAACCTCTCTATACAGGCCTCATCTGCATTTGGCTTACCATCGAACTTCTCAAGCTGAATCTTTGCAAATGCTTGTATATCGGCCCATAACTCAGTGGTCAATTTCTTCTCAAACATATGGTCAAACATTGGGTATAGCATTGCATCAAAGTCAATGAATTTAACTGAGGTTCTATTTGTAGCAAAATTCATCTGACGAACCACACCCCAGAATACCTTACTCTTAAATTTACCAGCACCCAAGGCATACCCTATAGCGAGCATTGAGGCAACTATAGCATCAATTACAGCATCTTCTACGCCTTCAGCTATAGTGTACTTCATTTTCTTCATGAAATCTCGTACAGTGTGACGCTCTTGCTTTTTTGCTGTATCGAATAGTTTCTGTCTTTTATCTTCATTATCCATTGTTTAAATCCTCTTTTGTAACTTCACCATTTAGAAGTCTCATTCTCCATTCACGTTTAATTAATCTGATTATAAGCCCAGACAATCCACCACCATCATTTTTAGCCATGACCTCGGCCATTTTGGTATTCTCTGTTTTGTGACTAACACTGTATGACATTTTAATTCCTTATGTAAGTAATATATATACAATGTAACAAGATTAACGGAATTGTGTAATAAAAATTAGTAATTGACTGCATTTTGCAAAATTGATTAATCCGTTGGTTTTTAACATTCCTAAATTCAGTATACGGTGTCTGGTACACCACTAAATTAAACTCGATGTTTAAAAGGAATAAAGATGGATTTAAAAAATTTTGGCAAATTGAAAGATACGCTTAAAGATAATAAGGAAGGTCTTACATTGTTAGATACAATGGAGATCGAGGCAAAGGCTGATGAGGGTAAGTTATCAAAGTCTGTGGAAGCTGAGGGAAAGCTCAGAACATACAAACAAGAGGTAAATAAGATTCAAGGTCTAGCAGAAGATACAAGCAGAGCTGATTCACTGGAAAAACTAGGGAAACAGAAGAGCGAGTATGAGTCTACAATTGCAACTTTAGAGTCTGGTGTGTCTGATAAAGACAAAGAGGTTATGAAAGCTCAACAAGACGCACAGAGCGCACTTGATAAGATTTCGGCCATTGAAGGTAATTTACAGAAAGAGCAAGGTAAGGTTAAGTCTGCGAGTCAAGAAAAATTGATGCGTGAAGCCTTGGATGCTCTAGGGATTAAAGATTCTGGTAATCAAGGTCTTGCTGTTGACGCTCATTTGTCTGCCAATATGGAAACTACTGATTTTACAGAGTTTGCTACCGGGTTTGTGGAAAAGTATCCATCTCTTAAAGAAACATCGCACAAGCCTGGGGCAAGAAGTCGCCAGAGCGGTGAGCAAGAGACAACAAGCGGTCTAAAAGATATTAAGGTAACGGACACAAAAAGCCGTACCGAAGCTATCGAAGCTAGAATGGCCGAAAATACTAATTAATTAAAAAAAGGTAATATCATGGCAATTTCAGATATGGTTGTGTACAACCAAGAAATGAACACTTCAATCCTTGAAACTATTCCTCAGTTCATGGATGTTGTAAATGCAAATTCACGCGGAACAATTCAAATGGTTATGGATGGCTTTGAAGGTGACTTCATGAAAAACGCTATCTATGCATCGTTTGCGGGTGATGTGTATGACGTTGACCGTTACGCGGCTAATGGCGTTAATGCAGGTACAGCAATCACTCAAATTGAAGAAATCGGCGTTAAAGTTGCTGGTGGCATCAAGAAATTCTTTGAGCCAGCCCAATTTACTTGGATGGAAAAGAATGTTGCTGAAGGTATCGAAGTTGCATCTCGTGGTATCGCTGAAGCTATTTTCCAGTATGAGCTTAATAACTCTATTGCAGCTGTAGTTTCTGCTATTGAGAACAACGCTGATGCGACTTATAGTATTTATGCTACAAAGTCAATTTCACAGGTTACACTCAACAGCTCTCATGCAAAATTTGGCGATAACAGTCAAATCCTTGTAGCACAGATCATGCACTCAAGCACTTATCACCGCTTGATCAATACTTCACTTGCAAATGCGGCTCAGTTATATACTGCTGGTACTGTTACTATTCTTGATATTCTTGGAAAAGCTATCATTGTAACTGACTGTCCAGCTCTTATTACTACTGTTGGTACTTATGAGCGCGTTATCTCACTTGCTCAGGGTGGATTGGTGATCTCTAATGTTGGCGACCAAGTTGTTACAATCAACTCCGATACTACTAAAGATCGAGCTGAAACTGTGATGATGAATGACTTCACATACGGCGTGGCTTGTAAGGGCTATCAGTGGGATATTGCTAACGGCGGTAAATCACCTACAAGTGCAGAACTTGCAACTGGCTCGAACTGGAATCAGTACGTAACAGATGTTAAGCACACAGCTGGCGTTATTGCTATAGGTAACTACACATTGGCTGCTGAGTAACAAATCCATGCGGGTGTAAAAGCCCGCTACATTAATTTAAAAAGGCAAAAATATGGCTACTATCAAAAAAGATGAAAAAACAAAATGGTTTCTTGAAGGCCCATTTTATCGCTACAATCAAGACGTAAAACAGGTTGCGGTTATTAACAAGGTTCAAATCATTGACTCTCGCCGCGCATCTAAAGAAATGCGTGAAGCATTAGAAGCTCCTGAAGCTACCATCAAGGCCTGTGAAAAAGGTCTTGAGATTAAAGAAGAGTACAAAGTCAAGCCTGTTGTTAAAGGTGAGAGTGGCGACGCTAAGAAGCTGAAAGAAGATCTTGCTATTTCTGAAAATGAAAAAGGTGTTTTTGAGGCTCGCGCAAAACAAGCTGAACAAAAAGCCGTATCTGCAAACAAAGATACGAATGACGCTCTTGAGTTGGCTGAAAAAGCAACAAAAGAAACTGACGTATTGAAAGCTCGTATTGCTGAACTTGAAAAGAAGTTAAAGTAAGTAATGTATGATTGATATTGACGCATCGGAGCTTGAGCGCCTATCTGAACGCTTAGAAGATACTCAAAGTATCACTAAGGGTATAGAGAACGCGCTATTCAATGCTTCGAGTGTCATATCTAATCACGCAAAGAAAGATCATTTATTTAAGACACAATCTGGACTTTTAGAGAATTCAATATTCACTGAAGTAAAGGGGTTGGTGTCTGATATATTTGTATCTACTGACAAGGTAAAGTATGCTGAGTACATCTATTTTGGTACAGGATTATTCGGCCCTAAGAAGAAAAAGATTGTACCTAAAAAAGCAGACGTTTTAGCCTTCAGTATTGGAGGGGCACAATTTTTTGCAAAGTCTATTGATGGCATAGTTGCCGAGCCATTTATTGATGATGCATATTTTGACAATGAACAAGAATTTTTAAAAGTATTTGGCAATGAGATTGCTGAAGAACTTGAGGGTGTATTTTAATGGCTGTCACAACTATTTTAACAGTAGACGATTTCACGGATAGCGATTTGCTCGGCTCACTTGGGCCAGAAACCAACAAGCACACTGTAAAGGGTGAGAATAAATACCTGCTGAGAGGTGATGATTACTACGGTCAGCTACTTAGAGAAAGAAGCATTGACCCGACTGATACAACACTTGCGGATCCGCAAACAGTATTTGAGATTGTAAACGTACTAATGAACTGGGTTGCCGTTCAAGTCTGTAGAGATGGCATCAATGGTCAGCAAGATATGTATGAGAACATGACACCGCTTCAAGATGAATTTAAGATAAAAATGAAAGAATATATGTTAGCTCTCAAGATTGCTTTGAGTGACCTTGATGACAATGTATTTTTCACAGACCTACCAAAGGGCGAAGAAAGCTCTATTACTGGCGAATTTTCGAGGATGTAATGGCGAGTCTATATGATGTAATGTTAGGTATACAAGTGAAACTTCAAGACGATGATTTCACCGTATACACACAGAAAGAATTTGATGATCAAGGGATTGACGTTGATGAGTTGGCGGGTGGAACAGACCCAACTGACCCGCTATCTCAATTCCCTATCATATTTATATCTACAGGTGATGAGACAAATGATGTTGAATCGCCATTAGGTGTACTGAGTGAAAGCGGAACTATCAACTTAAATGTTGTCCTTAATACTGGCAAAAGCGAATTAGAGCCATCATCGGCGGCAGTATTGAGGGCTATAAAAAACACCATTGGTAGCAATAGAGCTAATCAGATTTGGTGTGATTGGAAATATACAAACAGCCGTAACGCCGTTCTAAGAGGCGCAAATAAAGACTCGAACGTCTACGGTGGAAGAAATATAAACACAACAGTCTCGTATAGAGAAGAGGAAATAAAGGTATAGTATGTTATGTACAGGAGTTAGAACCAGAATACAGGACGCATTTGTTGTGTTACAAACTACAGGTGACAAAGATGAATATGAAGAGGCAGGGGTTGGCGATGTTATCCGGCTCGATGCAGGATACCAAATTCAAGCAACACCAGAAGATATCGCCCGTGAGATTTTAAAGGGTTCGTTTACTCCTGAGGCTGATTTGAGTGGTATTAAAATTGGCGTTATGGGTGGTAATTCAGAGCTTTACGGTGCTGATTATTCAGATGGCGTTACAAAGCCATGGTTTGATAAGTTTCTCCGAGCTGTAGGGCTTGTATCCACTAAGGTTCAAACGTTACCTATTGCCACTATTAACGCAGGGGCACTTCACAACGAGGTAGTTACAGGCGGTACTTCAGGGGCCATTGGTCGCGTAATAGTTCCAACAGATTCAGCAGATGCAGTGCTTAATATTATTGTAACATCGGGAACTTTTGAGGTTGCTGGCGAAAATTTAACTGGCAACGGCGCGATACCAGCAGACATTGATATTACCTCAGGAACATTAACCGATGCAGGGTGGTCTTATAAATTCGACACGAATGCGTGTGAGCATTTATCTATCAGATCAGAGTTTGACGGGTTTAATTCTAAAATGCTCAATACTATTCCCACAATAGTTTTAACTGCGGACAGCGGAAAAATCCCTCGTATGGCTTGGGAGCTTGCCGGCGTTATTCATAACGTTGGAGATGAATTCCAGTGGATGAAAAACGCAGTAGCGACACCCAATATCGTTCGAGATCAAACAATACCACCTCTTTATGTTGGCTCAAGATTCAAAGAGAATGATTTCCAACCTATTGTTGACGGTACAACCTCATTAGATTTGGGAATAATCAGATCTATTCTTGAAGATTCAAACCGTGATGGTGGTGTATATGGCTACAATGTAAGTGGACGTGTACCGCTATTTAATCGTAGAATTGGAATCCCTCAGAACTCCGATTTTGATGTATTCAAAGCGCTATTCAAGTCAGAGAGTGTTCAGAGTGAGTTTAGATGGGGTACAGAGCAGTATAATACATTTTGGGCGTTCGTGTCTGACGGAAGACTCAAGCCACCAACAATCGAAGATCAAGACGGTTTAGCGAAGTACGCTCTACAGTCAAAACTCACAGGTGCAGACGATGAAGAACTCGAATTCGTTTGTATTTAATTAAAGGATAACATGAATTATATATTAACAGTACCACCGAAAAATAAATTAGTAGAATACGAGTCACGCCTTTTGAAAGAGGGGAGTGGCTTAGTTTTCGTACTAAAAATACTTGATTTTGATGAGGACGATATACTATCAAGCCTCTTGACAAAGTATTCAAAGAAAACCAGAGACGGAAAACTTAAAGAAGACAAAGACGGCAATTTAATTGTAAACAACAACGATTATTATGCAGAAATGTTCAAGCTTTTAGTTAAAGAAATCAAAGGTTTAGAAATTCCAAAGGGTAAGAGCTCTATTAAGTTTAGCCCTCCATGGAGAATCATTAAAGAAGTGGTTAATGAAGGCAGAAGAATCAACAGCCAAATTAACACGGGAAAGTAAATGTATTGGCGGCGATACTAGGTGGTACTTCGCACACTTGTGATTGTTCAAACAATGATCTAGGGTGTGTGGCCGCTAATGCAAAAATAGATTATTGGTGGATTGTATGCGACTGCGACAATGACAAAGAGTGCCACAAATGTAAAGGGGTTGGGTTGGTATATCCAGACCGATGCCCAGTACATTATTATGACCATGAAGTAAAATATTTAAGGCTTCTATATGATGCATACAATGATAAAAATATACTGCCTTTCTCAGGTTCACTTATTGAACAGCCGAAAATCCTATTCGAGACTTTCAAGCTTGTTAACTACTATAGAGGTTTACGTCTCAATGTTAATTCAAAGGAATTTGAACGCGCTGAAGATATGCTCAATAAAATCGGCGGTTAGATAATGGGAACTAAGGTTGGAATAACCGTTGAGGTAAACGCTAAAAACGGTGTTACCGCTGTTGAAAATCTCGGTAAAAAAGCAAAAGAAACAACTGTTGATTTTACAAAATTTGAAAAGTCGCTAAGTGGCGCGTCTAGAACAATATCAAACTTTGAAAAAACAATACAGAAAACATCAGAAAACATGCTCAAACTTTCTGAGTCGGCAAGAAGAACAGAAAAGCCAGTCGAGAAGGTTGGCAAGGAAGGCGTTGAGGCTTTTGATAAGCTAAATAGGGAGCTTGCTGAGTCTGCTAAAAAGGCGCAAAAACTAGAGCTTAAATTTGATGGCCTCAATAAAGAGCTGAAGGAATCAAAAAAAGTAACAGCTTCACTCGGTAGAGAGCTTGATAAATTAAAAAAGAAAGGTGAGGGTGCTGGGAAAGGCATAGGTAGTGGTGTCAAAAAAGCAAGAAAGGGAATTATTGATTTTGATAATAGCGTTAATCTCGCAACCATTGGATTGGCTGGATTTGTTTTCGGCACGATTAAACTTGCAAAAGGATTGGTAAGTCTTAATGACGAATACTCTCTTTTAAGATCTCAGATTAGGCTTGTAGTGGATGATTCTAAAAACCTTGTAAGTGTTCAGGAAGAGTTATTACAGGTTGCCAACGACACTAGGCAAGGGTTTTCCGATACTGTAAAGCTGTATGCTAGATTAGATAGAGCTACAGAGCAATTATTTTTAACAGATAAACAGGTCATTGCGGCAACTGAAACACTGAACAAGGCTATTATCATTAGTGGTGCGAGCGCAAGCGAATCAAGCGCAGCAATCATACAACTTTCACAGGGTTTAGCCTCTGGTGCGTTGCGCGGCGATGAACTCAGGTCTGTTTTAGAGCAAGTTCCAAGAGTGGCTAAGTTAATAGCTGATGGTATGGGTATAGCCGTTGGCTCGTTACGTGAGTTTGGCACACAAGGCAAGTTAACTGCCGAAGTAGTTATAGATGCAATAAAAAGTCAGTCCGATGTTATCAATGAAGAGTTTGGGAAAATAGAGAAAACATCTGCTCAGACTTGGACGGTATTAACAAACAATGCCGAAAGTTACGTTACAAAACTAACTGAGGTAGGCGCGGCTCAAAAAGTATTTAATGGGCTTCTGGAAGTTGCTTCAAAAGCTTTTGAAAGCTTAAACGAGGAAAAAACCTTAGAGATAGCTCAGGCAACCGAACTTGAGAACAGATCGCTTAAACAACAGTGGCTAATACTTAATGACATAAGAGACCGTCAAGACAAAGTAAATGCCGCCGTATTCCAGAACACCAAAGCGACAAAAGAAAGGCGCGCAGAGCTTTTATTGCTTAGGGTTGATGCAGAGATTGACTTAATAGCTATCCAAGATAGAGAGAAGGCTACGGCAGACGCAAAAGCAAAAGAGGTTAAGCAAGCCAAAGAGGCAGAAGATGAAAAACTAAGGCTACAGGCGGTCGCCAGACAAGAATACTTAACCGCACTAGAAGAACAGTATGCAGTAGCTAACGAAATAACAAACATGGGTTTACAGGTTGATCTAGAGCAACATAATGAGAATGAAAGAGCTAAAACTCAAACGTTAGTTGAGAGACTCCTAGAGGAAGATAGGTTAAAACAACAGGCGGCAGTTAAAGAGACTTTACGGGTAGAGAAGCAAGCTAAGGTAGATGCGAGAATCGCTAAAATAGCCAGTGATGCGAAAATGAAAAACAACCTAGCTGTAGCAGATCAATCTATAGCGCTAGGCAAAGAGGTGTTCGGTGAGAATAAAGCGTTTACTATTGCAGAGATTGGCCTATCTACTGCTAGAGGCGTAATGTCAGCATTAGGCTCAACACCTCCAAACCCTATATTGGCTGGACTTATTGGCGCAACTGGTGTTGTTCAAGCAGGAAAAGCGAGTGGAATTAAATTAGCAGATGGTACGGAGTTTGTTGATGGCGCCGGTAGTGGTAGAAGCGATTCAATACCAGCCATGCTATCAAAAGGGGAGCGTGTTGTTCCCGCTGATATAAATAGTGAATTAGGCGGTATAAGCAATGGAGATCTACTAACTGCTATTCGTGGAGGTGGTGGCACAAATATCACTATCCATGCAGGAGCGGGAACGGATATAGATTCACTTGCTCAGGCCGTGACCGATGCAGTAGAGAGAGCCAACGTATTAGGATTGGAGCCTCAAGGATGATAATAAGCATTATCGATAGCTCAGGGTCAACACCTTACAATGTAACGGTTAAAAAGGCTTTTACACCCGTACAAGCTCAAACAGTTGAGCACCTAAAGACCACCAATGGACAGACCCATGCCTACAATAGAGGTGCTACATTCGATAAGTTTACATCTTCCTTTACTATACAAGGGTTAAAATCTGATATATTTGATCTATCTAAGCAGTTGAAAAAAAGTATTAATCAGATTGTTATTACTGCTGAATCTGGCGAGCTTATATTTGGGGCTGGCATTGACTACACAAACACAATTACCTGTAATATTCTAAACAGCGGTAAGATAAAGTATGATCAAAAGAACTTTAGACTAGCTGAGATACCGTTAAATGTTGAAGCCCTTGAATCGAATAGTTTACAACTTGCTTTTGGTGGTGCTGTAAGTGCTGTATTGCCAGATCTTAATTATCAATTGCCAGTAGTTAGACTACTAAGCAAGCAGGAAAGAGCATTTAGCTCTGCTTCATTTGGTGATTATGGGTCAAACATTGAGGTAGATGAGACGGGCGAACCAATAAATAGCTTTGTGTTTGACCTTACCTTCAAGCAGAAAACAAGTGAGACAGCACAAATTGAAAAGTACTATAATGAGCAGAGGTCAACGCCATTTGTATGGCCTACACTCGATTGTCTCGATTTATTTGAAGGCCAAGCAACCGACAATGTAATGATTACCAAGCTAAGTACCAAACGAGATGATGTAAACCACTGGACTTCAAAGATTAGGATTGTGACGAACGTATGACTGTAATAAATAATGCTGTAAGAGCAAAGATTGAGGTAGAGGGCGTAAACTCTCACCAACAAAGAATACCAGCCAATGTTACAAGTGCATTTGTAGTAGATGAGGTTGTATCTGGAATAAACAGTACAGCATTTGCGAAGGTTGCGGTACAGGCTGATATTGGCGACACATACATAGTAATCAAGCAACGCACTAGATATTTTGATTTTGAAGAACCTTTAGTGGGTAGCTTATCTGGTGTTGGCGAATCTAACGGCTCTATGACCACAGGAAGTGAACTATATACTAATCCATTATACAGTATAGAAGATGGATTATGGACACTTGAGACTACTGGGGATATGATAGCAAAAATTGATGATTCAGTAATGAAGATCAATATTGATAAAGGTGGAAATTTAGCCTCTGGTTATCAGTTCGGGTTTTCGCTTGCTAACTTTGGTCTTGTTGATTCGATTGAAAAAGATGGGTTATTTTTAAAGCATTTACCTACTAGATATTACATAGATTTTGGCGCTGGATATGTTCAAGTATGGGCAGGTATTATAGATACGTTTCCGAAGACAGGCGATACAACAGCAAGTTTTAAATGTACTGATGCAGGTAAGGCTAACATTGAAAAGATAGGCTCTGATACTATACCAATAGCCCTTAATCGCAACTACAATTGTAAGTTAGTTTTAGGTGGCGAGAAAGATGCTAACTTTGATTATGTGCCAATGCGCCTAGAAGAAAATAGCGGATATATAGTTGATAAAACGACTGACGAATTGGGGTCTTCGATTAAAATAAGATACTCATTAGAAATATGGCAATCAATTATAGCTGGTGATTTTAATAATATAGTAGTGCAGGTTGTTCTTGGCGATGGTTCGGGTGTAAATTATAATGTAGTTAGAGCTGAGAATGTTTTAGGCTTCTTTATGGAGGGCATAGGTGTAGATGCAGTCCACACGCTATATCTTGACAATGAAAACATAGATGATTTGAGTACTTTTGAATTTTTAGACAATGGCAACGGTGGGTATTATTTAAAAAACAGTCAGCCCTCGATAATAATGCTAAAGGATTTCTCTTTTAATTATAACCTAAGTCAAAAAGAAGTAAGATACATACACACTTCAAGAAATTCAAAAACAGAATACCCTATCAAAGCAACCGATAGTGGGGAGGATTATTTTTTAAGTGAAGAAATGTATGATTCAGAAGACAATAAAACTGTATCGGTTTATAGGGTTCTAGATGCTGAAGATATACTATTTAAGTCTACTCTTAAAGATATATCATCTAATGATAGCGTATACGTTGATGAGTATTTTGATTATGAGGTAGGGGCGACCGTTATACATCTATTACTCAGGAATGGGTACAGTAAAAATTCAGTTAGAGAAATAATAGATTTACATGAAAAATATGATAATGTTTATTTTAGACCGATTAAAGTCACTATTCAAGATGCAATTAAAGACGCACTAGGGCTTCCAGACCCACTTACGCTAACTACAGATCAAATAATAAGAAGCTTTAAAACCGAATCAATATGCAATAAAAGTTTTGACGTTTTAGGTGATCCTAATAATTTAACAAATTTATCTTACCTTTCTGGCTTTAACACAATATATGATGGCGAGAAAAAAACACTTGACACCATTGTTTCCGTTGGTTCAACATCAGAGCTTTACGATTTAGAAATAACCTGTAACAATTGGGAATCTTTTAGATCTATTTTCACCATAGAAAACATAATAGATAATGAGGGATCTCTAGGTAGTTTCGTGATGGCTAGTAGCTTTTTATTAAATCACGTATGGATAGATTGGCAAATTGAAGCTATAAAACTAGCGACTTTTAGCACGGCACATGAGGCAGATAAAGAAATAGGGATAGATAATATATCTATCGGTTGTAATGGTGAAAACGTACAATCTGGAAATGAATTTGAAAACTACCCAGACACAATACAGTACTTGCAAGAAAATCACATTGGTATACCTTTGGCGAATATTGATACAGCATCATATTCAGAAGCTCAAGAGGATTATGATCTGTTTGATAGCGTAACTGAGCGCAATCCTTCACATCAAATAACATCACAAACAGACTCTAATTCTGTATTAAAAGATATGCTTAAATCCTCTCATCTAGGGCTTTACCTTAATAGGTTGGGAAAGTACAGCCTTGAAAACTGGCTACCAAAGAGTAAAGTGTTTAGCGATCTAGCTCCAATACTTGCAAGCTATACATCGGCAAACTGGCTAAAAAATAACGGCATTAGTAAAATAAGCAGATCAGAGATCACACAAGTTGTATCTGATTATCAACTAGATTATGATCTCAATGAGTCTAGCGGTGAGTTTCAGCAAGCGTCTAGTGACAAGGATGGATCCAAAACCCCTATGAGGATAAAGAGAACTGACCTTGAGGTATTTGATTTTAACCTATGCACAGAGGGAATAAGCTTAGAAAATACAGCAACAGCGCAGCAAGCTTGGGAGTTATTTAGGGCCGGATATTTAAGGGCAAAAAAACTTACTCAAACAACATTAGAAACAAAGTGGATTAAAATGCTGTTCTCTGATGGTACAGGTGAGGGTGAGGCGATCAACTTTATACGTAATCAAGCGGGTCACATTAACAGGGAGCTTGAAAAAGTTACAATTAGATTACCATTAAATGCAACTGATGCTATTCTGAATTTACTATCTTTTATAAGTGTAAATGACCAGAAAAGAACGAACGGAGAAACCCGTAAAGGATGGATAATAGAACATAAGTTAAGCTGGGAAAATAAAGAGATTGCATTTAAGATACTTTTAGATATAAGCCAATTCGACCCCTTCTTAGTTCAGTTAAATATTATTCAAGATAACGCAACGGTAACAGACATAATTCAACAGGACGCAACGGCCACAAGCATAATTCAAAACGGTACAGGTAAATAAGATGAGTGTAAAACAAGAATTAATAAGGTGGATTTTCGGGACTTTGGCGGCCCCTGCATTTATTGAAAACTTAATGACTAAGTTTGATATAGGTATAGATGGTTCAAGCGATAGAACTAGATTTATAGTTAAGGACAGCTTTGGGGTACAACATGATTTCATAACTGAAGATGAAACAGATAGCAAGATAGATGTTGCTATATCGTCAAATTTAGGAGCGGCAAACTTTGTAGAGCTTGATGATGTTCCGGTGTCATACGTTGGTGAGGCTAATAAGGTATTAAAAGTCAACGGCACAGAATCAGCTTTAGAATATGCCGACATGATCGAAGATGAAAACGGTCACATAGCCTATAAGGATACCGCTATACCTAGTGGCCTCAGTACAGACTATATGTACGAGTTTTCTGGGCTAAGGTGTAGAGCGTCAACCACTTTGGCTGTAGGGCAATATACTACATCATGGGATTGTCACAACTGCTACCCTATAAGCTTGACTGATTTCAATTTCATTGACGATTCAGAACCTGCAACGATAACGCGTGCGAATAATGGTAATCTTTACGAATATACAATTCCAGATACCGAGTCAAACGGATTCACTGGCAGCGACTATGAAAGAAAGCGCACAGACGTAAACGGAAATATAGCTTACAACAGGGCTGCGATTCCCTTGAGTTTGAATGTTACATTGAACTATGAATTCAGAGGTCTTGATTGCTATGCATACGCTTTTGCTGGGGTCGGCGCATACATAACATCGCAAGGCTGTTACCCAAACGCAGGAGCATCTAGTTATACAAGTAAAATTACAGGGGGGATTTCTGTAACAATTAAATCAATAGGTAAAACTTTAGAATATTCATATGACGCTACAACTGGTGAAGTTATACCACTTGCATCTTTTTTGAATACTAAAATAACCGACAAAGATGGTAGGGTCTATATGTACGGATTAAAAGAAGGTACAAGTCAAGTGGATGCAGGTGCGGACGCTTACGAGCTATGGGTTCATGATGATGGCCCTGTAATGAGAGGTATATAACTATGAGCACACTAACACAAGGGGTTAAATAAATGTTTATAGGATGTAACCTATTAAGAAGAGGCGGTGCTAAGATATACCAGCCTATAGGGAGAATAGTAGCGGCTATCTGCAACTACTCCACCTACACCAACCCAACAACAGAAGAGTCGGTAAACGTGCCATTTGTACAGGTTGATGGAGTGCCAACATTAGGCGCTCCTGTTACTTCTATTGATAGGTATATTGCGAATGATTATATAGGGTCGCATGTTGCATTGGATATTATAGAAGCTCCACCATGTATGCACTTAGAAACATGGAAAATTTCATTCTATACTGAGGCAACGGCACCACCGGCATATTCAAAAATTTATGCTGAAAGTATTCCTTCAACCCAAACACAATACGCTGTTGGTGTGGATGTGACTAGTACTAAACTTAGGCTTGGAATACGTGAAAACACAAGTACGAAAATAGGCGTAGATTCGGTATTAGATGTTTATGATGGCACAGTAAAATTTATTGAGGTTGAAAGAACTTTATCGGGAGACGTAACATTAAAGGTTGATGGTGTCTATGAGTTATTAGGTTCTGGCCTTGTAGGTTCTTATTTACAAGCTACAGCAGTATCTATCGGGGCAATAGATACTGGCACTATAGGTAGTGACTTCGTTGGTAAAATCTGGGATCTTACAAGATGCGGTCAATTGATACCTCTTAATGAAGGTGCAGGAACAGATATAAAAGATTCTACTGGAACGGTTGTTGGTACATTAACAGATCCTAGTAATGATTTTTGGGATTACTACCTACCTAGAACTATGGAGCCTCAAGTAGGCAATATATACAAAGGCGGTACTCTAATTGGGTATCGTGATCCTGTGACAGGGGTGTTTACTCCTGAGGGGGCGACTGATTGGGAATTGACTGACGACAAATACCTTATAGGCGACACCTGTGTGATTGTTCCGGCAGGGTTTGAACCTGTTGTACATAAAGGTGAATTTGTAGGGCACAACAATGTTTTAGTAACAGCAAAAGTATAAAAGGAAAAATTATGATAGAATATAATGATTTATTAAAAAAACAAAGCGGTTTTTGGGATTATAATGATCTTGGCACACAGTCAAGTCCTATAGCAATTCCGGGAACTAGCGCATGGACTCTTCTCACAAATGATGAGGGTGGCCCGAACACAAACAAAGAGAATAAACCGACCGACATCGCTGATATATGGAATCCATCTACAAATAAATTTGATTTTAGTGAGTTGGCTATTGGAGATATTGTAGAGATACGGTTTGACGCATTACTTACAACTACATCGGTAAACACTGAAATAGGTGTAAGGCTTGATGTGGCGCAAGGGTCTGCATCTAATTTCCAATTGCCTTTTATAGCTCCGTCAAACTTTAAATCAACAGTAGGGGACTTACCGTTAAACAGGTATAACCTACTATACATTGGTAGCCAAGATATAATCGACAACCCTTCTGCGTTTGAAATGAACTCAGACACAGCGTGCACTATTAAGGTTAATGGATGGGTGTGTAATTACAGAACTAGAAGTGTTTTATAATAAAAGGCAGAGAAAACAGAATGAAAAAAGCAGAAGTTGATTTTACTGGAAATGTGCTTAAAGGGGTTATAGCTGTAGTTATAACTCTCTGTGGCATCATATTTTATGACCTTAGAGATGATATTAAGGAAATAAAAACCACTCATAACGAGAAAATAAAATATTTTCAAGGTAAGATAGATGAGATTCCTGTAATCTATTTAACCAAGGCAGAACACGATAAATTGAGGTAGATATGCAAATTCCATCAAAATTAGTAGAATCACAGAGAATGTATTACATGGATGGTTACAAATACCAGAATAAAACTCATTTCTTTATCAAAACGGGTTTCGCCCCTGAGAAAGATATAATCACTGAGTATGGGTTTTTCCTTACTAGTGGATGGATAGGGATTCGGAAAGATTACGCATGGGATGGAGCAAGCGGCCCGACTTATGATAGTAAAAATTCCATGATAGGATCGCTTGTACATGATTTCTTATATCAGCTAATGCGTGAAGGTTTACTCCCTCGATCATTCCGTAAAAAGGCTGATTTAGCTATTTATTATCTCATAAGGCGTGATGGTATGAACTGGTTTCGCTCCCAATACTGGTATAGAGGCGTTAGAATTGGCGCTGGAAAATATGTTAGAGCTTCCGCAAAGAAGAAGATGTTGAGCGCTCCATGATAAACAAATTCGACCACACAGAACTTGTTGAGCCTTCAATATATAACATCTTGTCGAGAGATGCCTGTTTTGAATTAGTGGGCTTAAATCGATTGATTTCACTTAATTTGTTACGTTCAGACTATGAGGACGCTGTCAGGTCGAGATATCCGAGTTGTAAACCCGTTGAATGCGCTATTGTTATCAACGGCATGTGGTACGGCGTTAAATATATTTATAGCGGCGTAAGAGCGGACTCTTGTATTATCGGGGTTAATGGTAGTAGTCACAAACAATGTATTGCATATGACCTTAAGTCTCGACACATGGATATATTATTAATGCTGATTAGAGTAAATTATAAAAAATACTCTATCAGCCGTATTGAGTCTCCAAATGTGACAATGGGGAAAGGTTATTTGCATACTGAATTTAACGGTTACGATGTTGATGATTATAATATGATTGAATTCATGCCTTAAGTAACTACCTGTATTGAACATCTAACTTAGAGCGGTTTATCTCATAAGTTTTCCGATACGACTCAAGCCCGTTTTCCTCATTCAAATACATTTCAGTAATCTTAAGCGCCTCTTCAGCGCCTTTACATATTACAGCAAAAGCACCATATTTATTTAACTCATTCAGCCAGAACTTTTGATTCTCTTGAAATGATGAACCTTTAAGTCTCTTCAACTCAATCCATAATCCAGAATATTCACCCTTTGCTATTGGTATATGAATATCTGGAACGCCAGACTTTACACCCTCATCTTTTAAGCGCTTTGCCACTATCTTATTTCTCTGTCCTCCATTGGGGCAAGCATAGGCAAGTATCAACTCAGGAAACCTCCCAAGCATCAATCTATACCTTTTAAATAGACTCTTCTGCTCATCATGTTCAGACGGTATTATTGGTTTATTCACAATTACACCTCCAACAGCTTGAAGTGACAATGTAGCCTACCTTCCTCAATACCATAAACCCTCTGAGGCTCAAGCTCAAACCCTTTCTCATACAAGCCCCTAAACGTCTCTTGCAAGTAATCCCACGACCAGCGCTCCCTCTCTGTATCGTGACCGTTATCCTCGGCATCGTCCATCAATTCACGACTACTCAGAATTATAACGAACTCAGTAACCTTAATAAGATCATAGTCTTCAAGCAGGTTGACATGCTCAATAGCCAACCCTAGTAAATCCTCTAGTACAAATCTATCCTGTGCAAAATCGAAATGCTCAAGATCAGAGATAGAAGGCTCATTTGATGGATTTATATTGTATCTCAGCCCTGACGATTTGCTGAACTTTGCGAAATAATACTCAATTCGGTCACTGAACATATCCCATTGATTCTTTTGCTTTAACTTGACTGAACAGCCTTGTTTATTTGATAAGTCTATTACAACTTTGAGTCCTGCTAGTTTTTGTTTGACTTGTTCGATCATTGGCGCCTTTCTATTTTCTCTTCAATTGCATCACGTACAAATTTACTGAATGATATGTTTAGGTGATAAGCCCAAGTTTTAGCGTCTTCTACTAAATCATTAGGCATTCTAAATTCTACTCTTTTATCGTTTGGTTTTGGCATTTGTATGTCCTTGTTTAAGTAATTCCCATGCTTGATCAACTCTATAGTTCCAAGAGCTACCAGAATAATGATCTCTATCTCCTGACTCAAGCTCACAATGGCAATCGGTACAGCCCACAATTTCAGATTGTCTTGCACTGCCAACTCTTTTAAATTCAGCCTCACCTCCACAAAATGGGCACGGCTTCAATTTATCGTTACTCTCTTTACTCATCTAGGCCACCTATTACCTCACAGTCTTTATGATACTTACAAACGTTCGTGCAGAATGCTGAGTTGACTTTAACTCCTTTCCATACGCTGTTATGATCCCACTTATGGCAAACCTGTTCAGCCTCACTATCTGTTAGTAAATTCTTCATATCACTCATTTTAAACCTCATTAGTAGTTAATTTGTTATAAACCATACCGGCAAATCCTTCACGCATAACATCGCTCGTCTGGAATTGTTCACTGAATTTTTTGAACCGATCAACAGCACAACACATATATGTTTCGCAAAGATACTCTCTACTTTCTTGAGGCATATCGGGAATGCAGTCAACAACCTTATCATGCTCCATGCCGTTGATTGTTAATGTGATAAGGGAATAAGTATCAGAAGCAGAAACCCCCATTGAATCAGCAAGGCTATTCACTCTGTTTTGCATTTCTATTGGTAATTCTTTAAAATCTTTCATCTCGCATCCTTTCTCGTTATCTCTTATCCAAATGTACATACATTGTACGGACAATTCAACCTAATCGTATAATAATCTATAAAATCCGAAAATAAAAAAGGCATTACCAATTAAGATAATACCTTCCCTGACCTAACCAATCAAGCGAGATTTGTTGTCATGGGTGAAAAGGTAGGTTAAAACATGTTAAGTCACTATCTCTTTTTTTAATTCAAATGCTTTTTCATAGTTTTCGATAAGTTCAAATGTTTCTGTTTTTCTTGGGTCTCCGCCTTTATCAAGACAACTGCAAGCCTCGGCATGAGCAAATCCAAGCGTCTCAAATCGAATACCTTGTATATACCCTACAAGCCTATTAAAGCAAGCTGTTGTCGGATATATTCCGTTTTCATCTGGAAAATCCAGCATTCTGCTTATCGCTTCACACACTTCGACTCTATCTTTGTCGATCTCTTTTTTAGTTAAATTTATTTCTTCTGACATATTACTTCCTTTTGTTATTAGTTAATTAATTTAAAACTTCTTATTCCCATGCCGATACGCTCGACCCTTATTATACTCATGCTTAACCATCACAGCCCGCTCAAGATCCACACCCTTGATAATTGCATACTCTTCAACCATCGCTAAGATATAATCATAGCCAGTTCCAGAGCCGAAATTCCGTACAATGCTCTTGATGAGAGTACCTATCATAGCTCCATCAGATTTACCTTTGAATAGAAACTGTATTCTCTCTCTGATAACTGGATCGTCATATCTCACAAATGACGCATATCTGAGGTGGCCGATATAGTCTAGTGTTCTTAGGTATACGTCCGCTATTTCTTCCTCTAAGTTGGTTAAGTCGATACCTTTATCACACCTGTCATCAGCCCTGTTGTTTGCTATAGCGTCCATAGTCTCGATTACCTCACCGACAACCAGAGCCATTTTAGTATCATGGCAAGTCTTATCATCATACCAACCATGCTCAACGGCGTTCCTGTGTACTTCCTGTGATTTCTCTATTATAGTCATGTTACTTGTTATACTCATGTTATTCCTTGTTTAGTAGTTCTGGGTTTTCGTGGATGTTGCCGACTACGCTAAGTGAAGAGAAGTTTTTAGCCCAATGAACCATGCATCCATTTAGGAATTCTTTACATATGAATCTAGCCCCGTATTCTTCCCATATAACTACACTCAGCTTTCTGACGCACATATTATTAGATAGTATATCACCATCGTAAATCTCAACACCGTTCTTGTCTTTAAGTCCTGTAAATTGCAATAATTCACAGTCAATCATACCGAAAGTATGTGATGTACCTGTTATACAGTCAGTACATTGTATTATTCCCGTCTGCCAATTTATAGAATAAACAGAAAACATCCTTTTCAATCGCTTATTCCATACTCTAAATTTTATTTCTCTACTCATATTTTCCCTTAAATTTAATTAACCCACAACACACAAGAATAAATGAACTTTGAAACAATCCTTGGCGTGTGTTGCGGGGTGAAGTTTATTAAAATTCTATATCTAATAGCCCCTGTATGACTTCCTTACTGCGCTTATCACCATTCAAAGTTGCATAGCAGAATGCCTTTAAGTTCTCAGCAATAGGTTTAAATTCATCCTCACCCATTGATTCAAATGAGAGTGAATAGTATTTCTTAACTACTCCTTTGTTAGTTGGTATTGGCGTATAGTACTCGTAAATATCTTTGAATATCAATAAGAGGTCGTATGCCGTTGTTATTCCTTTGCGCTCATTCATGTGCTTATAGGTATAGTTCAGCATCCCGAAACATAGCCTGTGGTGTTTTATGTTTCTAGGCTTAGTTACCTTAACCTTACAATCTGTTTCAGTTACGGTTACACGTTTGTTGTCTATTAACATGGAAAAGTATACTTCACTGCATATGTATTCACTCATTTATAAGCCCTCTTAAGTAATCCTTACTCAATTTACTACTATGCGCCTTCACATGGCACTCTCTGCACAGAGCTATAAGATTCTCAATCACGTCCTTGCCACCAGTGCCACCCATACCCTTAAAATCAATGTGATGGATGTCCACGCTTGGAGCGCCACAAGCCACACAAGGGATGAACTCCCCGTGCAAGTTGTGATGGTCAAGATATAGTTTGACGTGTATCTTCATTACTTAATGCTCAGATTAACATTATCAACCATTTTAGCGCCTAACACATCGCCATTTTTTAAAGCCGCCTTGATAGCTTTTTTGTCTGGTGAATAAGTGGCAGGTGTCTCATTAAGAAACTCTTCTGGAATTAATACTTGATCGGTTATTTTTACAGATGAGCTTTTTCGTGTAGATATTTCAGCCTGAGAATCTTTAACCTTATACCCTGCCTCAACATTTGATAGGATGTATTTTTTCATCCACTCTATACGGTTGTTTACAGACTTCAGTCTACTGGTTAAAGAGTCGGCTTCTTTTTTAATTGCATCGGCAAATGCTGACTGGTTTTTAATGTACTTTGCACAGTTGAGCATTTTGTCGTCTCTGACTGCAAACAGTTCGTCGAGCTTTCCCTCGAATTCATCTTTGATAACCCCGTCCTCATCAACGGAGCTCATCAATAGTTCTTCAAGGTTTGAATTGATTTCATACAAATTCATTACGCTTCTCCATTGTTCATTTCAAGCTCTGTTTTTTTCGCCTTGAAAAGAGATATAATCATTTCGTCTTTGTGAAACATTTTATATCGAGGCCATACAGCATTAAGAGACTCAACAGAGTCAGCAACGCCTATCTCTTTTGTTACATCATCTTTAAGCTCTTGAATGTCTGCGTTGTTGTACTTGTTATACTGGTCTGTGATTGATTTAAGGTCATTGGGTATAGTATCGGTTGCGAACATTCCCCGTGGACTCTTACAGGTGTTAGAGCCGTTATTTTGAGTAATAAATAGATACTGACTATCAAAGATTATTGATTGAAGAACTACGGTAAACATGCCCTCAATAACCACCTTATCATCCAGAAGCTTGCCAAGTGTCTTTAACTTTGTTTTACCTGCATCATTGCTTTCTGAATGACTCATTACTATTGGTACAATATCTTCACGAACACCGTTAAGTTTGTTAATTATAGCCCATGCATTATGCGCTATATCGTTGTACTTGTCAAACCCTTTCTCTTTAACTCTACGCATGAACTCGTTTGACATCATGTATTGAAGATCATCAATAATGATGTTCTTAATTTGTGGCATGTTCTTGTCAATCTCTTCTATTAATGCCAAAATCTGAACACAATTATCACTAGTGTATATGTTGCCTGTTTTGGTAACAGATGAATACGGTAAATATTTACGTCTCCACCCTCTGAACGGTAATGGCTTACCCAATACTTGAATGATGAAAGTTTCTTCGTGATTGAGTTCTTCGATTGATGTGCTCTTTCCTGTTCCTGATTCGCCTATTATTAATATCATATTATCTCGCTTTTGTTGGTTGGTTAATTATTTTTTCCAAAATTTGGTAGTCGGTCTTGAACTTTTTTAAGTAGGTCATCTGGGTCAATTATCTCTCTACCTGAATAATCCTGTCTACTGCAAGCATCTTGAAGTTTGCCCTCTTCAAATAATCCAAGCTGAACAGCTCTAAGTACAGCGCAAGTCTTAACAACATCTTTACCACATATATCACTAAAAAGAACATATATGTCAGTCCCGTATATTCCATGAGAATCAAGAGATAGTATTGATCCGATAGGGCCGATAAAATGATCTGGATCACATTTAGATTCCATCATTTGCATCATTGCATCCATAGCGCCAGGATTTCCGTCACTCATTTTCATTACCATTGACATTGCGTTGTCTTGTAAATTTATTCTACTCATAATCTTCTCACTTGTTAATTAATTCCTACCCAAATAATATAATAGTTGGATTGGGTTGTCAATGGATTATTAAATAAAAGTTAAATTAAAATTAAATTTAAAATCAAGGAATAATGATTGACAACTAAAATCCCTTAAATTATACTTTATCAAAAGGAGGACATTAAATGTCTAATAAAACAAATAAATACATTCAAGCGCAGGTTAGCGGATACACAGAGAAAACTTGCTGGTCTATGCTATGGCAGAGAAAAACATTAACAATAGGTGAATGTCTTAAGAAGCAATTAAAGGAAAACACATCTAGAATAGCTTTTGCAAAATTCATTAAAGAAGGATGGGCGACTAAGCCAGAAGGAACAAGAAACTTAATAGAGATAGCGGAGGGTATTACAAAATGAGTGCTTCAGATGGGGAGATATGGGTGGATATACCTTCATTTGAGGGCCTATACCAAGCATCTAATATTGGAGGAATTAGATGTTTGTGCTTTAACCGTAGAGAAAAAAACACCAAGCAAATGAGCATATTTAAAAGCAACGGATATCTTAGTGTGAACCTATCAAAAAGCCGCATTAAAAACCAATTTAGAGCACACAGACTAGTGGCAATGGCTTTTATACCAAACCAAGAAAACAAGCCACAAGTTAACCATATTAACGAAATAAAGACAGACAATAGGGTTGAAAATCTTGAATGGGTAACAGCTAAAGAAAACGCTAATCATGGAACTGGAATTTCTCGCAGTGTTAAAATCAGGAGAAACGGGTTTGGATCAAAAAAAGTGATTCAAATGGATATGGATGGTAGCTTTATAAAAGAGTGGAAATCAATGGGCGAGGCAGATAGGGGCGGATTTAGACAATCTAGCATTTCAAATTGTTGCTACAATAGATATACTAGTCACGCTGGGTATAAGTGGAAATTTAAAGGAGAGTCAAAATGAATAATATTACAACAAAAGAGCAATTAATTAAAGAGAAAGGTGTTGAAATAAGGGTTCAACGAACAGATGATGTATTAATGAAACTAAGGGATGTTGGGTACAAATGGAATGGTGGCGACATCATAAAGAAAGATGATTACAAATCTAGGCATACAGTCCATATTTACGAAAAATCAATAACTATAAGCTCTAGAAGTTACGACATAAAAGCAGAAGCATTCCTATCATGGTTCAACCCAGAGCCAAAACTAACAACAACACTAGAACTGGAAAACGCTACAGAGTTTAAGTCTGCGCCTTTGACAAAACGTGAATACCTCCTTAAATTAGTTGCCAAAATGGAGGCTAATAAGAAGGAATTCAACGAGACAGTTGATAAGCAGATCGAAAAACTAAACAAGGAAATGTGTTGCGATGGTTGCTATATCCAATCTGATGGTAAGTATAAAATGCATGAATACAAGTTGGATCAATCAACAGCCGTAAAGGTTGCCGACTTTATTAATGGCATGGAATCGACTATGGAGGCTAAATGAGTCTTATCAAATGGAAAGAAAGTGACATATTAAAAAATGTACTATACGGGTACACCGCTGAAGATATTGAAAATGAAGAAATCTCTAAGTATGAGATACGGTACAATACACATTTAATTATACATAGCTCAAACATTGGCAAAATATACCTAGCCTCAATCGAAGACGCTAAACAATGTGCCGAATTAATCGAGCGTGGGAGAGCTGCAGAATGAGCGCTAAAAAATGTAGAATATGCGAAGAAACACTACCATTAAGCGCATACGGCAACAGGACAGCTTCACCAGATGGCAAGACGACCAAATGTAAGCCCTGTATTAATGAGCAAGTAAGCATGGTTCGCTGGCTAAAAAAGAATGATCCAAAGTCAATACTATTACAGCGTGAATCATTCAAGACACAATATCCGACCATTAGTAATTCAAATTTCAAGTCATGGGTAAAGCGCCATACAGAATATACGAGCCTAAGAGGTGTATTTGGTGAAGAACTTTATCAGTTAGTACTTAGGTTTGAAGTTAGGCCGATACAGTTAAATAAGAGAGCATAAATAAATAGGTCACTGTGACAATAGGAGATCTGGCTAGGAAATTCAACCCGTCACAGTGGCTTATTTTTGGGAATATAAACGGATTAAAAAGAGAGTAATTTATGGCACGAGGCCGCCCAAATAGACAATACAATACAGCTAAACAAGAAACCAGAGAAGCGGAAGCGCTTGAGAGAGAGCAAGATATGGATTTAGATATTGATGAAGATGAAACAATGGACGTTTGCGACTTGATGGGTACGACAATGCACGATGATGAGGAATGGGAATGAACACAACTAACGATACATATATGATAAGTAAAGCTCGTAAGCCACAATGGAGGAAGTAGATGAGTGAATCAATAAAATATAATCCAAATGAAGATGGTGGTGTTTCTACAACTCAATGCCCTTTCTATGAAGATAAAAAGGTTGGGTCAATCGGGTGCGAAGATTGCAGACATTTTGAATCGTTTTCTGGGTGGGATAATACTGTTGAGTGTAAGTGTGAGGATGAGATATGAGTGAAGAGTGCGAATGCGGCCAAAGCGGAACCAACTGCGCTAGATATGTATTTGAGTTCAATGGCGAAGATTCAGACGAGTATTGCACAAAAGGTCACGATATAAATAAATGTTGCGATACTTGCTGCAATGATTTTAGAGATATTAGTGAATAATTAACAGCCCACAGCGGGCAAAGGAGTAAGAGTGGGTAAATACGATAAGATAATATTCCTAGATATTGATGGAGTACTAAACCATGAGTTGTTCTACAGGGAGAAGTCGCAGGATGAACGATATGAAGAGGTCGGGCTACCACAGTGTAACATTGATAAAACTAGAGTGGAGATGCTTAACGGCCTAATTAAGGATACCTCCGCAAAGGTTGTTATAAGTAGCACATGGAGAAAGGGTAGAGATGTCGAATACCTACAAAGCATATTAAATGATGCAGGGTTTATTGGTGAAGTTATTGGGAAAACGCCTAGCATATATGTAGACGGGTATAGAATACTGAGAGGCGTTGAGATATATAACTGGATGGATAAAAACGCAAAGATAATAGGTGGTACTCCAAAGTATGTGATATTTGACGATGATTCAGATATGTTGTATTGGCAGAGAGAAAATTTCCTATTGGTTGATGCTTATTGTGGCCTCACTCCAAACCTTTGCTACAGAGCTAAATACATTTTAAATGGCTCATACTAAAAAACCTATTGACAAGGAATAGGGAAAAAGGTAGCTATTCATGTACGGCTTACACATTGGTTGCTCTTTGTGGACAGCTCTTCCTAATCGGGTTGCCGTATATTTTTTGTTGGATTAGGTTATTTAGATTAGGAGTCAAAGTGAATGGCAAAGCACACATATTATTTTAAACACGATTTTAACGCACATAACGATGAGAAAATAGTCGATCTATTAATGTCTCATGGTTTATTGGGTTATGGTGTTTTCTGGTATCTGATAGAATTATTGGCATCTGCCGATGAATACCAATTAGAAACAAATTACAAGAGATTAGCATTTAGCGCTAGGGCTGATGAAAAAGTCTTAAAGTCTGTTGTAGAGGATTTCTCTCTTTTTGCCATTGATGGTGACAAGTTTTTCTCCAAATCATTGGCTGATAGAATGAATAAGCTCGATGAAATAAAGGCCAAAAGAGTCGAATTTGGCCGAAAAGGTGGCAAAGCTAAAGCAAATGCTAAGCAAAAGCCTAGCAAAACGGAAGCAAATGCTAAGCAAAATCAAGCAGAGGAGAGTAAAGGAGAGGAGAGTAAAGGAGAGGAGAGAACAGAAGAGAATAGTAAAGAAGAGAAGTTATTGGCTCGTGAGCTCGCTTTTTATGAATCCTTAAAAGTTTTTATTTCTGAATACTCAAAAGAAACTATAAGAGATTTCTACGACTATTGGAGAGAGCCGAATAAATCTAACAGCAAAATGCGTTTTGAGTCTGAAAAAACTTGGAGTTTACAGCTAAGGCTTTCAAGATGGGCTAACAGTAACTTTAATTCCAGTAAGAGCGATGTCAAGCCCTCTATTCACGTTAACCCCGATAAAGAGTCAACGGTTGAAGAAAGAAGGCTTAGAGATGCCGCAAAAGTCAAAGAAATGGAAGAAATGGGAGTGTTTAAATAATGAATTACAAAACTACTATAGAGCTTGAAGTTGCTTTAATGAGATATTTTGATTTTACTCAAAAATCAATAGTACCAAATATAAATCATGGATTCTGTATACATGAGTGTGATTTGCTTGTCGTTACCAATGCTGGTTATATGACGGAAATAGAAATAAAAATATCTAGAGCTGATTTGAAAAATGAGAAAAAGAAAAAGCACACACATGAAGATTTCAGAATTAAAGACTTTTATTTTGCAGTTCCAGAAAATTTAATATGCAAAGAAACAGAATTGTATATGATTCCAGATAGAGCTGGATTGCTTTTTGTCCGTGAAGATGGTGGAGTTTACTGCGTTAAAAACCCTGTAACAAGCAAGGATGCCGCAAAGCTAACCAAAGATGAAATATTCTTATTCAATAGACTGGGCGTTAAGCGAATATACACACTTAAAAAGAATATCATAAAATGGAGAAATAAAGCTGAAATGTACAAAAAAGAGCTTGATGATTTGAAGAAGAGAATAAACGATTTATAGCAGAATACAACAATAACCAGATAGGTGAGGGAAAGGAATAGTATGAATGAACCATTGAACAATAAAGCTAGGCGTATATTTTGGAGTTGCATTCCACTTGGGGTTGTAGTGTATTTATTCCAGAAGTACGGAAAGGCTCATGATAATATGGGATCAACGCATTGGTGTAGAGTATGGAGTTCATATTCAGATAAATTCAGTGGTGCTATTGTTTTGATACGTCAACCAAGAAAAGAGAAAAAGGATGAAGGATGAGTGAAGAGAAATTAAAGGATTGCCCTTATTGTGGAGCCCCGCTATGTGCCATAACACACCCAGCAAAAGAAGGGACGCTAATATGTGAAAGTTACACTGTAAATGGTCATTACATAGGGTGTTTTATTCGTAATAAATTTACACAGCATCACAGTACAAATAAAGAAAAAATGATTGAACAACAGAACACACGCAAATCAAGTGAGGCCGTGAATGAAGTGCGTAAAGAGAAGATGATAAAGGCAATTAGCGATGTATTACATGATCACGTTGAGCTCTTTGAGGATTGTCCACTTGGAATTGAGGGGCATTTCGGAAAAGAAAAAAACTATGTCGCTGAGAAAATAGCGATAAAGATAAACAACATAAACCGAATTGCCAACGAAAAGAATCAACCGAAGAGAATAAACGATTTATAGCAGAATACAACAATAACCAGATAGGTGAGGGGAAGGAATGAGGATATGAGTAGACCGATAGTAGAAAACATGATGGAAGACCTTAACGAGGTATTGGATAGATACAGAGAAACTTATAGCATAACATATTGTGAAGCAGTAGGGTGTTTATCGATACTATCAAGAGAATTATATAAAGAAACAGAAAAGGGTGAAGATGAAGAAATCATGTAACAAAAACGGAATATTAGCAAGTGGTGGTAATGGAGAAATATCTCAAGATTCAATGGATAAAATAAACAATTTCACAAAATCAATTAAAAAGGTTGGCACTATGAGTAAAGAAGAAATAATTGAAAAGCTATGGCAGATAATAGACGATATAGACACATACTCAGATATGGCTAAATCAGACGATAAATTATATAGAGGCTTAGTTGAGCGAAGACAAAAAGACCGATGGAAACTCCCGATAGATTGTGACAGGCATTCAATAACAATTAAAGAGGAATAATATAATGGGCGAAATGGCAGAGGCAATATTGAATGGTGATTTTTGCGCCGAATGTGGGGTATATATTGAGGGCGAATCAGAGGGTGTGCCAAGATATTGCGAAGATTGCGAAGAACAGGAAGATCAAATCAACCAAAAAGGATCAACAGAATGAATATAATAGTTAAATGGGTTCCAGAAGAAAAATACGGATATGAAATAGCTATGCGTGTAATACAATCAGACCACCCAAGATTTACAACTGGAACAAGGTTTGATTTTGGATTTTTTTCAATAGCAACCAAAGAGGGTTATACGATAATATCGCTCCCATGTGAGCAAAAGGATCAACAGAATGAAAAATAAGACTATAGAGATATTAATTAAAGTTATTCCAGAAGGGGAAGTTTAGGATGAATATAAGTAAAAAATTAAACCCGCCTAGAATGCCAAACTTTTTAACCTTTGAATCGAGCGGTACAGGCTTAAGGCAAGATGGGTTCAAACAGTCAGAAGAGCTTCCAGTTGGTCAGTTAACAAGAGATCAAGCTATAGAATATGGCGAATTAATGAGAACCGAATTTGTTAAACACTGGGAGAAAAAATCGAATGAAAAAAACTAACCCAGAACACAGAAATCGCATAATCCTACGAGAACACCCAAACTACTCATTTTGCAGGACTAGCAAGAAGGTATATCGCTCAAACTTTGGCTCTAATGTGGAAATACGCAAAGACAGCTCAGGGCGGTTTAAATTGAAGAAAAACAGTAAGCCTCATTTGTATTCTGTGGATGAGCTTATTAAATTAACTGATTATGCTGGGCGGAATTGTTTGCTTGGGAGAGGGGGTGGGAAGGGATGAGTGATATAAAATTTAGAGGATTAACAAATGAAGGCAAGTGGGTATATGGCGTTCCTGTTAGGAGGTGGTGGTACGGGTCAGGTGCAATGACAATACTTGAAGATGGTGAAACATTTGGATCAGATAGTAGTTTTATTGAAGTTGATGAGGGTACAATAGGCCGTTACATAGGGTTAGAAAATAAAAACAACATCCCGATTTATGGAGGTGATGTTGTTTATATAGCTGGCCATGGCAATTGTATAGTAGATGATTCTGGTTACGACATCTGGGACGCTTATAAAACAGGAAACAGTGACGATGTTGAGCACATTGTAGGCAATATACATCAGAACCCTGAGCTAAAGGATGAATAGAGTGAAAAATAATAATTCACAAGCCGCACCAGAACTACTACGAGCGGCATTTAGAACAGTTGTCATTGTCGGGGCGGCCTTTCTTGCTGGGGTTGGGTTGTTGGTTTATATTGGGGTTGCAAAAAATAGCTTGCAATAATTTCAAATGTATAGTAGATTTAAAAACGAACTGGTAATTCAAATGAAATTTTATAATAGACGCTTTGGACTAAGATCACGCTTTCCCTACCAGTTCAGCGGTGCGTCTATTTTTGGAACTGGTAAATTATGAGTAAAGATATTGAATGTCCTTATTGTGGACACCAACAGGACGTGTGTCATGATGATGGCTTTGCCTATGAAGAGGATAAGGCTCATGAAGAAGTATGCGGAGGATGTGATAAAAACTTTGTTTTCTTCACGACAATAATGTTTTCATACGATGGCAGAAAGGCTGATTGCTTAAATGATGGTGAACACAAATTAACTCCAAGTAGAACGATACCAAAATGGGCGACTCATATGTCTTGCTCTGATTGCGACTTTGAGAGACCTCCAACAGATGCAGAAAGAGAGAAACACAGTATACCTATTTATAATAGCGAGGTAGACTAATGAACAAATCCATGGAAAAGAAGTTAAGGGAGAAGCGGGTTCCTGCGAATATGTACGGAGCGGCTAAAGTAGACCTGCTGCATAAGGAGTTGACGCAAAATCGAGGCTCAGGATGTACAAATCATAAAGCAGATTGTCGGCAAGAGTTGAAGTGCTCAATATGTTTATTTAATGTTGGGAATGGTGAAGGCAAAAAGCTATTCGAGTACTGGCTCAAGAATAAGTATATGGGGGTGAAATCATGAGTAAGATTACTGCAGAACGAATGCGAGAGATACTAAGCGCAATACTGAGAGATGATACCGTATTAGACTCATACGACTGTGATGCTGTAACGGGTACTATTGTCAACCACCCCGAAATCAAAGGGCTGCTTGAGTGTGAAGAAGTAGAACATTGTTTGTATTCAGACGTTTACAACAAGGTAGATTTAGATCAGTACGATAGCACTCTTAATAAATATAGATGCCCTGTTTGTGGTGAGTTTTCATTGTGTAAAGATAATGTAGCTTGTGGCATGGGTAATTGTGGGGCGCCCTTAATATGGCCTACCGAACTCTTGACCGACGTCAGCAAAACGATAGAACCACCTGCCCCCGTTGCTGAGTATGAGATATTTGAGGTTCAGCAGACGGCGCTAGAAACTGGCGATCCGGTGTGTGAATATATTGGAGACTGCGCTGTAGGTTGTATGTTTTGTGAATTACATTGCAAAACCAATGGCAAACAAAACTTCGCAGGTCATGAGGTTGAGGGGAAGAGTATACGGTGTAAGCATAAATTTAATGAAGGAGGCGAGGGATGAGTAAAATCACATCAGAACGAATGATAGAGATACTTGACGAAATGTTTGATAAGCACAAAGACATACTAGATGAAAATCACCATCATTGCGGTTTAGAAAGCGGTGAATTTGAGTGTATGCGTGACGACCTCATCAACCACCCAGAAATCAAGAGCCTGTTTGAGGAAGATGATAAGGATCAGGTGTGTCAAGATGTAGTTAATTATGATTACAGATATATCAAAAAAGAGATTGGAGTACTATTGAAGACGCTATGCAATAGGCCTGCCGATGATGTGGTCAGGTATATGCAAGCCTTGATAAAAGTATTATCTAGGCCCACCGAACCACCTGCCCCCGTTGCTGAGTATGATATTGTGGAGTATGAGTTGAGGCCAAATAAAAAATATACTGACTTCCGTGATTTTTCTACTTATTGCTCAAAGCGTGAAGGAGAGGCGGTGTTCATTGGTGGTGTAAATTATGAGTCTTGCAAGCACTTCGCAGGTCATGAGGTTGAGGGGGTGAGCTTGAGGTGTATGCATAAATTTAATGGAGGTGGTGAGAGTGAGTAATACATTTTCAAAGAAAGTCAAAACACGCAAAGTTCATATGTGTTGGGGTTGTTGTGATACGATACCTTATGCATCAACAGTTGAAAGAGTAACCACTTTTGAGGATGGTACAGTTATTACATGTTATTATTGTGATTGGTGTAAAAAAGTTCTTACAAAAACTCCGCAAGATTTCTATGAATATGATGGTATTGGAGCAGGGGAGTTAGAAGAGTGGTTTAAAGATTTTCCAGAGCATTATAAAGGCATCGAAGCTAAGGAGCTACCAAGTGAATAATGAAGATTGGAATAAAAAAGTTGAAAAAGATAGCCAGAGTATAGTAGATAGATTAAAAATCATTGATGAGTTAGTCTTAAAATATACTAGACAAAGGCGTGAATGTTCTGAAGAGCTGAAAGATGAATTTCGTGAAGAGATAAGAGTGTTGAATGCCGAAAGAAAAGGAATATTGTTTATGCGTGGAGAATCAGATGAATAGAGAAGAGATAGAAAATGCAGTTCAAGATGAAATACATAAACACCTTAAAGTAACTGGTGAAATGTCTGGAATTGTAGCTATAGCCGTAGCCGACCGCCTATCCTCAGAGGGTGGGGGAAGCGAGACGACAGGGGGATGGGTGGATGGTGAAATTGAGCCTAAAGTAAAATCAAAATCCTATTGGTGTGAGTGTGAAAACTTGACACATAAAATCTATAAGGGAAAAAGATTCTGCGCTATCCATTTCTATAACTCTGGTGGCTTTTGGAACCTGGGAAATACAGCTCAAAAAGTACCAGAACACATTAAAATACATAGATATACTGAACTACCAACCCCTCCCAAGGGCAACAAAGGAGAAGAATAGGATGATAATAGCTTGGTGGTCAGGTGGAGTAACCTCTGCAATTGCCTGTAAAATGGCACTTGATATGTATGAAGATGTTCATCTTGTTATGCTTGATACAATGAACGAGGATGAAGATACTTATAGGTTCAAAGCTGATTGTGAAAAATGGTATGGCGTGGAGATTGAGTTATTCAAACACCTAAGGTGGAGTTCAATTGATGAAGTATGGTGGCATTTTAAATCATTATCAAATGCTACAGGCGCTATATGTTCAAAGGAGCTTAAGGCGATTGCAAGACAATTATATTGTAAAGATAAAAATATTTCCGCTCATGTTTTTGGGTTTGAGTATAGTAAAAAGGAAATTAACAGGGCTGAAAGTTGGAAAAAAAATCAGGGGCTTGCCGCTCACTTTCCGTTAATTGAAGCTGAAATAACAAAAGATAGATCATTTGAAGTTTTAGAAAAACAAGGAATTGAGTTGCCAAGAGTTTATAGGTTCGGCTACAATAATAATAATTGTTTTAATACTGGCTGTACTCAAGGTGGAGCGGGGTATTGGCAAAAAATCGGAAGAGATGATTTTGCAAAATATAACCGAATGGCACAGAGGGAACATGATTTAAGTGAATTAAAAGGAGAGCCTGTTGTTGTATTACACAAGCAAGGTGACATTTATGACCCTACTGGAAGTTTTGAAGAAAAATATGGTGATAAATTCAAATACACTCAAGACATTAAAAAAGGTAGAATAGTTACAAAATGGGATATAAGTAAAAAAACTGGTATTCCATATTCTAAAAGTAAATGCTTTCTAAGATTTAATATTATGTTTCCAGAGATACCGACAGTAGATACTATTGATGGGAGACATGAACCAATATACAAGGAGTGTAACGGTTTTTGCAGCGCTGAAGAAAATACAAACCAGCTAGATTTTATGGAGTTATTTGACAATGCTTAGTTTTAAAATATATTGGAGTAAGAGATGGAAGTGAAAATAGTTAAATCGTTCACGGCTACTATTTATGTTGGCCTCAAAATACGCGACACTGGTGTGGTTCAGAGTGTCGATGAGATACATAGTATTGCACAGTCATACTGTAATCGTGAGGGCGATTGTATCACTATCTCTAACACTGATTTTATCTACAAAAATGGTGGGGAGACTGGCGTTGCTATAGGTTTTATTCAATACCCTAGGTTTATTAGGGATGAGGATGATATATTAGATAGGGCGTTGAGACTTGCTGAAAAGATAATGAATAGAATGCAACAATATAGAGTTACCGTTGTGTGTTCTGATGAAACATATATGTTAAGTAATGAAAACCTATTAAAGGAGACCCCAACCAATGACTAACGAGAAATGTATACACTGTGGCTCAGTAGAGGATAGTGAATTAAAATGCGAACATTGTAATACCTACAGGGATGAGTCAATGACTAACGAGAACAAGGAAAAACCAAAAGGCTACGAAGCGAAATATTGCCCTATTTGTGGAGCAGAGGCGGACGTGTTTACAGAATTTGACCAACCAAGAGTAGGGTGTAGTGACGAAAGCTGTATCATGGTATTTGGTGATTATGGTGTAGACCTTAAAGCATGGAACACCCGACCCAGTGCGAGCGAGGGAGGGGATGTTGAGTTAAGAAAGATTGTGAAAGAGTCCATTGCGGCTACAGCTTATAAACCAAGAGTAGCGCCTAGCTTTATATTGGAAGAGCGTTTTGAAATGCTTGAATCTATGATTGTCGGCATGATTGTAAATACAAGGCTACTCCATAAAACACAGTCAGACCCAAGACTGAAAGAGGCTGTGGGGATAGTTACCAATCTTGAAAAGTTATTGAGCAAACACATAAAATTGTCAGTGTTCAATACTGTACCTGCTCAGATTCACGTAAATACAGTATCAAGAGAACTCACCAAAATCAAAACAACACTGGAAAAATAAACCAATAAATAAACCAATAAATAAACCAATAAATAAACCAATAAATAAGGAATAAATAATGAAATATATATTAATAATCGCAATCTTAATCATGGGTTGCTCAGAAAATAGCACAAGCCCGTTACAATCAGAATATCAAGGTAAGGCGTTTTGCTCTACTGAGGAATGGAGCAATGGGGAGCCAAAGGAAATGTTTATTATCTGGGTAGATACAGAGATAGATAGCGCAAATGGTGATACTCTGTTTATTACTCAGGATGGAGCTAAATGGGCCATAGTTGAGAATCAGAAAGGGGTTGTTGATGAATTGCTTGTGCATAGTGGAATGCATGATTATTACAGGGATACAAGGAATGAATATTTTCCCTTGTATTATAATGGTCAAGATATTAAGAGGTGTATTGAGTAATTAGCATTTTTCTTGTTAATTAGTTATATTGGAACTATGGGCTTGATGCTCATAGTTTTTCGCGTTTGATACGCAAATAATTAGAAACTAGAGGTTTTTATGTCAGATGTAGGCGCCCCAAATAAGTTTAAAGTTGAATACATTGATTTAGTGTATAAATATTGCTTATTAGGGTTAAAAGATACAGAATTAGCGGATTTATTCAGTATATGTGAGAAGACACTAAACAACTGGAAACATGAATTTCCGGAATTTTTACAGTCCATGAAAAAGGGTAAAGAAATTGCGGACTCTAATGTTGCCCTCTCGCTTTATAAAATAGCAAATGGCTACTCATGCAAAGACACTAAATTTGCGACTTTTGAGGGTCAAATAACAGATGAGAGAGAGTATACAAAGCATTATCCGCCATCAGAAAAGGCGTGTGAGTTCTGGCTTAAGAATCGCCAACCAAAGATATTTAGAGATAAGCAAGAAATAGAGCATTCAGGTGAAGTAGACCAAGTAGTTTTTTACATACCTAAAAACGGAACCGAAGCTGAGGACTCTGAAAGTGGGGATTAGACCACAGAAGGGTTTTCAAGAGAAATTCTTATCCACCCCTGTTGATATTGGCATAGGTGGAGCTTGTGCAGGGGTCGGTAAAACGTTTGCCGAGTTACTTGATGGGTTGAGACATATCCATATACCTACATTTTCAGATACCATATTCAGAAGAACAACACCACAAATACGCAATTCGGGTGGCTTATGGGATGAGTCAGTACAGCTTTATTCTAAGATTCCCAATGTCAAATCAAGTCAATCAACACTTAGACATAGGTTCCCATCTGGTGCAGAGATACGGTTTTCCCACTTAGAGTATGAAAAGGATATATACTCATGGCAGGGATCACAGTTACCATCGTTTAAGTTTGACGAAATGACTCACTTCACATCGCGCCAATTCTGGTATATGATAAGTAGAAATAGGTCTGTTTGTGGTATTAGGCCAAATTTTAGAGGAACTTGCAATCCTGACCCAGACTCATTCGTTTATGAGCTAATTCAATGGTGGATTGATCCTGACACTGGAATACCGATACCTGAGCGTGATAGTGTAATCAGATATATGTTCAAATTGGGCGGTAAATTCATATGGGGTGACAATTACCAAGATGTAGCAGAAGAGGCGGGGTCGGAGCTTAAGGAGGCTATTGAGAAGGCGAATGAGCGGCAAGAAGGGCTGATTAGTGCTAAAGACCTTATAAAATCGGTCACGTTTGTAGGTGGTTCGATCTATGATAATGTTGAGCTATTAAAGGTTAACCCACAGTACCTATCAAATCTACTAGCGCAGGATGAAGAGGAAAAGGACAGGTTATTACATGGTAATTGGCTTGTAAGACCTTCAGGCACAGAGATATACAATAGAGATAAATTCAACCAAATGAGGCGCAATACTGAGGTTGGATCTTCAATGCTTGACGCGTTTGGAAATCCCATTGATGATAACCCATACAAGAATGAACGGTTTATAACTGCCGATATTGCACTTGAAGGGTCAGATGCGTTTGTTGTGTTTGTGTGGGAAGGTTTTACTCTTATAGATGCTGAGTGGATGCCTAAATCAGATGGTGGTGAAGTGCTTGGACTTATAATAGATTTAGCCCAAACTCACCGTGTACCAGCCTGTAATGTGTGTTATGACGCTGATGGTGTTGGTGGCTATATTGGCGGCTTTATCAATGCCTCAAGAGCGTTTCATAATGGAGCAAAGGTAAAAGAGAACTACACCAACCTCAAAACTATGTGTTTTTATAGGTCTGGAAGGCGTGTAAATCGTAACGATTACTATATTTTACCGAAAGTTGCTGATAAAATAGTTAATATTAGAGATAACAAGACTTTATTTAATGTCTTATTGGGTGAACAGAGATGTATTAAGAAGTGGAAAGCTGACATGGATGGCAATCTACAGATAATCCCTAAAGGTGGCACACACACACCTGAAAAGCCAACAATGAAGGGTATACTAGGTTATTCTCCTGACTTCATGGATGCTTTTATGATGCGTGAATATTTTGAGATAATGCCTGTTGCTGAGTCAGCGGATCTTGACGGTCTATATGGGTACGAAGATAAAGACAATGACAATATAGAGGGATTATATTAAATGGCAATAACAAAATTTACATTCAATGGTACAGAGCACCATTTAAAGCTCATCACAGCTACACATAGGCGGAAACTCAAGAACGTTAAAGATCTGTATTATGGGTCGGGAGGGTTCGAGACAGGCGACTATATAGAGAAATGGCCTAGTGAGAGTGACGACTTTTATAAGCGCAGAAAGGATTTAGCGCATTATGATAATGTGTTTAGCGGTGAGCTTGACTCATTGATTGACCCAATATTTTCAAAGCCTCAAGTGAGAAATACAGAGGAAGCGCCTATAATTCATAAGGCGTTTATTGAAGACCCGACTTCAGGCCGTAAGATTACAATGTCTGAGTATCAAAAGAATGTTGAGTTCAATACAGATCTATATGGTGCGATATTTCTTGTTTGTGATGGGCCGGACGTAATACCGTCTTCTGGCGTATCTGATGGATCACCCGAATTCATGCCGTACTCATACTATCTCACGCCGTCACAAATAACAGGATATACCTTTGACGATAGAAACGCATTGCAATGTATAGTATTCCCGAAAAGCGTTAATGTCAGGAATATGGACAATAACGGCTATACGGGTAAAACAGCACAGGACGACGAGGAATACATTGTTTGGTTTCGTAATGCTGACGGTACAGGGTCATACTTTACGTTGACTGAAGATGGTCAGGTTGTTAATGATAACGATGTTTTAGACTTCGATACATACCCTGTTAAGTTGAGAGAGGGTTCGCCACGGGAAAAAGAGAATGAAATACCTCAACCTAAATACTGGTATATCTTCACTATTGCGCGTAAAATGTATAATCTCGAATCTAATATTGATGATAACTACGTTAAGAACTGTTTCGCTATACTGACCTATAACGGGTCTGTTAAAGGCATTAAGATTGGTGCAAATGGCGTATTGTCATATGTCGGGCCGGATGCTAAAACACCTTCATTCATAGCGCCACCCGTTGCACACCTTGACTCAATGAATGGCAAGGTTAATCAGCACCGCGATAATATTAAAGATGATATTGGTGGCAATGTAAATGTTGCGGCTGATTCAAGCGCTGAGACTCGAAAAGAGAAAGATAAACGTAGGATTGAGAAACTTAAGCAGAAGACAACCAACCTGCAAGATGATGAATTGTGGCTTGTTAACATAGCTCTGAAGAACTTCACATCTGAGTCGTTTGATTATACCGTTGTCTATATTATGGACTTCGAGAGTCTTACAAAGTCAGATGAGATTGATTCTATTGTTGCTATTGGTGATTCTGGATTGGTTAACGATGATGTTAAACAGGAACTAGGTGTTGATATTATAGCAATCCAGTACTCTAATAGCCCTGAGAGACGTGATGAGCTAATTAAAATGCAACGATCAAAGCCAATTATCCCAGTAAGTAACGACACGTTCCAGAGCGGCCTTAACGTACCTAACGACTAATGGCGAGCTATAGAAAATCATTAGAGAATCTTGATCAATTAGATAAGCGGACTCAATCCGCTGTTCTATTGTTGTATAAGCAGACTGAGAAACTCCTTAAGTCCCTTATTGTTAGTGATAAGATCAAACTCGATAAGGCACTGACAATGCTTGATAAGGCATTTGATGAGGCATTAGTGAGTACTGATTTTGTAGCATCGTGGCAAGCTGGCGTTACAAAAGTTATAGTTGATAGTTCATACAATAAGCCTTACCTGAAGATGGAGGTCAAAACATACAACGATAGGCTCCTGAGAACATCGCTATGGACTGATAAAACAATACTTAGTGAGAGATTGAGAAAGAATTCCGCTGAAATAGTAATGGCTCAAAAAGAAGTGATGAAGACTGCTTTAATTGAGGGTAGGTCTATTGTAGATTCTGCAAGACTCATTAGTAAGGATGGATTTACCAAAGAGCTACCCGACTTTCTAGAGAAGCTTAAAAAGGCTAAGCTAGGCGGTGAGAAGATCGACCCTAGAGCATTTCGTAAAGCTCGTAAGCAAGCGTTAAAGCTCAAAACTGGCGATCTCAGAAGGGCTTATATAGATCTTATTGATGCCATAGATTTGAATAAGAATATCGATAATGCAGTTGAAAAAGCGTTAGTTGAGAAAACGAATTTTTACGCATATAGAACGGCTCAGACTGAAACTCTCGAATCTGTTACATTGGTAAAGAATGGTATCGCTATGGATGATCCCGACACTCAATATGTTAGGAGTATTACGAGTGGGTCAAATCCTTGTCCATATTGCGTGGCTGTTGAGAATGTTGGCTTTGTACCTGTTGAAAATGCAACTATACCAACACACCACCCTCATTGTTTTTGCACTGTTGATTATAAAAAGACTAGTAAGAGGCCAAAGGCGTGGAGTGATGATAAGCATACTAAACTGGTTCAGAAAGAAATAGATAAGGCCAATGAGATATCTGTTAAGGCTGGTAGGGACAAGACTTACATCAAGCCTGAACAGCCTAGGAATATTAGAAAAGAAACTATGTTGAATAAGTTGGCTGATTAGATTTTTTCTATACAATCTTGGTTAACGTGTTGCTCAACGTATTTTCTGTAATGATTTGAATATCCAACAATTATCAATTCATGCTTTTCATATTTAAGCTCTTTAGAAATAATAACAGGAGTACCAAAAGCAAACACTGTATACTTTGCGCCAGCTATTGTTGTTTTGTGTGTCCAATGTATAAAATCATTTCTCATGTTGACCTATCTTTCACATTATCAAACTCCCATAGAGGGCAAGCTCTGTAAGGCTCCTTTGATTCGCCTGTTAAATCACAATGATTGTGATCATATGCGGCGCCATGATGTTCTTCAGTGTCAAAATGTTTACAGTTACCGCAGCATTTTAAATTCAATAATTCACCAACAATTTCACGTATTTTATCTGGCGTTTCATTGCATTTATCGCACACCAAATCCTTACCGCTCATAGGCCGTATAGTGTCGTTTAGCTCTTGGCATTCAAGGCAGTTATTCATTATGTTACCTCCATTGTAACGCTTTTAGATTTGTTTATTTCTGCAAAATTATCAGCGAATTTTGATAGAGCCTCCTGTTGATCTTTATCAAGTGATAACTCAAGAGATGAAGCCGGAATAATAACCTCTTCTCTACCTGTAGCAACTACTATCCCGCCACTCATAAATTTACATTGCCTCAATCTATTCATTGCTTGAATATGTAATTGCATACATTGACTAACAATAAAAGCCTTCCTTGCTACATTTGATAAATGCTGTATAAACTGTTTATGTTTCTTTTTACGGATTCGCTTATTCATGTTTCCCTTTGGTTGTGTTGTCTTTCAACCTCATCCATTAAATCAGACGGGTTCATGTTCACAAGATTTGCAAGGCTAAACAATTTATTAGCTTCAACATAAGCACTGTGATGAGTATGTAAAGTTATAGCCTGCATTCTCTCATGTATCGCACTGAAGTCATTGTTTATTAATTGTACATCAGTACTCATTTACATATCTCCAAAGCCATATTAAGTGTATGGCGGATGATTGATTTATAAATAAACGCTTCTTCATCTGTAGGAAACTCATATACAGGCTTGTCTGAATTATATATGTCAGTTGTCACTCTATCATACACTTTATTCACAACGCAATCATGTACTGTTTTTGGTTCCGGCATTACTCGCTCACCCTTCCATGATTCATTTCTGTTATAATGTCCGCAAGTTTTTGAGCAACCTCTGAACTCATTCTTTGATTACCCATGCCGTTGAAAATATTGCCGAAAATATCATTGTTAACTTTTCGTGTAAGTTCCTCAATTCGGTTATGCGTAAATTGAAACTCATTATTGATTTTTGTAACGTGAAGATCGACCTCTTCACCATCTTCACCGTTCTTAATTTTAAACACAGATCGGAGAGTAGTATCCACTGTTTTTGATATTGGTATTGAATCTGCCATTACTACCCCCTCTCATTCTCATCTTCAACAACATATCCACAAGGAACAACCCCTGCAATAATAGACTTAAACCTCTCTATACAGGCCTCATCTGCATTTGGCTTACCATCGAACTTCTCAAGCTGAATCTTTGCAAATGCTTGTATATCGGCCCATAACTCAGTGGTCAAAGATTCAG